AGTAAGCCATTGTGTGCCGCCAGCGCCACGATCTCGTCATGGCCGTCAGGCCATACCTTTGAGATATCAATGGACCCGCTAGTACCACCAGACCAATTATGCCCAATAAGAAGATCAGACCAGTAAATAGTAGATTTGTTAGCGCCAAAGTCTGCCACCCATAATCTGCCATATGCGGCTAAGACTTCATTGCCATATATCGCGCTAGTAACACCAGCCGCGCCAGATACTGTACTTAACTTAACTACTGAACCACCTGCATTGTCATAGACAAGCGGCTCATAGCTACGCTGGAAAAAATAGATCTTGTCGTTAAAGTTGACCATTTTCCAGTTGTCAGTAGTAATGGTGTAACTGCCGGGAGTTTCATCGGCTAGTGTTGTAGTGCCACTAAGAATTTTGTTGTTACCAACAGAAAATATCTTGCTGTTACCAGCATCATCCCGAAACTCTTTGATGGCTCTAATCTTTGCAGTTCCAAGTTCGGTCTTGGTCGTTGTAATTACGTTATAGCCTTTACGAGACGCAATACGTCCACGCTTGTCGATGACTGCGTTATCAGCAACATCAGCAAATGACGGATCTTGTGACAGCGGAGAATCTTCTGTATTGATTCCCTTGAAGGCTGGAGCTACAAGATTAATGCTTTGTAGTGGTTGAGCCATAACTACCTCACGCCGTATAGAAGATTACTTCTTCTGGATGTTTTTGTGCATCTAGTGCAATAGCATCAGATAGATACTTATCGGCAATAGCAAAGTATTCAGGTGCTGATGTACCTCCTGTTTCTCCACGCTCTCTAGCTAACAAGGCAATAGCCATGTGAATCACAGGCATTGACGGAATAGTCATAGTGTCATCGTTAGCAGATAAGTCAGCCGCACGTTTTACGCAGTTAAAACGAATAGTGTATGCCTTGTCAGGCGTTGGATAGATGTCTATTTGTGTATCGCCATCACTATCTACGCCATTGTAAGTGTAGTAAGTCGGCGCACTCTTTCTTGGCTCAGAAATTAAGTAAGCCTCATCAAAGAACGTAGCTGTCTTGTACTCCATAAAGAGATTAGACGTATCGTTAATTACGTTAAGTGCTTTGATTCTGTTTTGACTGCCCGTGAGCGTATAGTTAAAAACATCTTCTGTTGTAGTAATGGTTAGGGTGGTTCGTAGTGCTGACCAGTCCCATGCATCTTCCACCATACGCTTTGCGTCATTAACAAAATCGCCAACCATTTTGGCGTATGTGCTTTCCTGTACCGAAGCTACCTCTTCTTCTCGAAGCCGCCGCAGTACGTTGTTTACTATATTTAGATAAGTCATTACTTGTTCCTATCCACTATTAATCTAGTTAGCAATCCACCCATCATATCGTTGGCTGTTTGCGGCAATACCAAAGGTTGTATCTCAGGTAGCTGGTAGTTTATTCCTGCCATAAATGGGCTAAACATACCACCAGCACCACCACCGCCACCACCACTTACTTCTGGAGGCTCTTCAACGCCAGAAGGTAAACACTCACCCGTTTCTGGATCTCTTGTAGTGCCTTCAGGACATTCTTCTTCAGGTGCCTGGCACCCTAAATCTGGATCGGGTCTTGAACCGTCAATGCATTCAGAACATAACGGCCAATCTACTGCACCATTTGCACACTCTTCAGCTTCAGGATCTTCAGAAGTAAAAGTAACGCATTCTCCATCAGCATTCCTAAACTGACCTTCAGGACACTCTTCTGGCTCTCCATCATCCACAACAATGTCAGGGCAGTTAGTACCTTCTGCATCTTGTTTTGGAGTTACGCCGTCTTCACATAAACCAAAGTCAGGCTCAGCAACATCTTCCTCTTGAGTACAAATGCCACCTATAAACGTCATGCCTTCAGGGCATTCTGTGCACTCAGGCGGATTAGTCGCTCCGTTGGCGCAAGGTTCAGGCTCAATAACTTCAGTAGGAACGCATACACCACCTTGAATAGTTCCTGCTTGCCCATTAACTTCACATGGGTCGCCTTCTATAGGTCCGGTAGGTGGCTCCGGCTCCGGCTCCGGCTCCGGTTCAGGTTCAGGTTCAGGTTCAGGTTCCGGCTCAGGTTCAGGCTCTAATGCAATACAGCCACCTTTTCCGTCTGTAGTCCCCACTTCTCCTGTAGAAGTTTCACAAGGATTGCCCGCTGGCTCTACTTCTGGCTCCGGCTCTGGCTCCGGCTCTGGCTCAGGTTCCGGCTCAGGTTCTGGTTCCGGTTCCGGCTCAGGTTCTGGCTCCGGTTCTGGCTCTGGTTCAGGTTCTGGTTCAGGTTCCGGTTCTGGGCAGTTAGAGCCTTCTTCGTCCTGCTTAGCGGTTACTCCATCCTCGCACAAACCAAAATCAGGCTGTTGATTTTCAATACAGTTAGAGCCTTCAGCGTCTGCTTTTTCTGTAGTGCCATCTTCGCAGTAACCAAACTCAGGGCCGGGAGGTTGATACTCAGAACAATTGGTTCCTTCTTCGTTTTCTTTAGCTGTTGTTCCGTCCTGACAGTATCCGTAAGGAGCAGGGTCTACATATTCAGAGCAATTAGTACCCTGTTCATTTTCTTTTGCTGTTGTTCCGTCCTCACAATAGCCATAAGGAGCTGGATCTACATATTCAGAACAGTTAGTTCCTTCCGCATCTGCCTTCTCTGTTGTCCCATCTTCACAATAACCAAACTCAGGTGGAGGAGGATCTGCAACACAATCACCTTGATCGTTGTAGGTTCCATCCTCTCCATCGCCTGTCTTGCAGGGTGCGCCTTCTTCGTAATCTGGTGGTGGATTTTCACACTCACCTAATGTTTCGTTGTATACCTGATCTCCTGTGCATTCAATTGGGGTATCAACACAAGTACCGCTCTCATTAAGTTGATAGCCAGATAAACAACCACCACAACGGCTTGTACCACCTTCTTCGGCTGGTATGTGAGCTCTATTTTGTTCAGCACATTCTTCTGCTGTCGGCCCAATAGGAGCTTGTTTTTCTGGTTGACACTCTTTTGTTGCTTCAAAATACTGAAACCCTTCAGGACACTCAGTACATTCGGGAAAGTTTAAAGCTCCATTTGCACATGAATCTTCTTCTGCTATGTTTAAAAAAGGATTGTTTTCTTCAATCTCTTCTTCAATTTCAGCAATAATTAATGCGCCAATGTAACCACCAACTGCATCTTCTATAAGATCGCCAAGAGTTCTATTTGATATTCCGCCGCGAATGTCGGCTAAAATTCCGCGTATCTTGTCTTTTGCCTCTTCTAGTGTTTCTTCTAACCAGCCAGCAGGATCTTCAAGTACATCTTTTATGTCTTGACCGGCTTCTTTAATTAAATCTTCAAGATCTTTCCATGTAATATCTATCATTCCCGGAGGAAGAGGAATATCTATTCCAACAGCTATTAAAGCTTGCTCAAGTGTTAAACAATCTTTCCAGCCTTGATATGTACTTCCTGCACTACCCGGCTCAGAATTTGACCCCCCCTCGCCCTCACCTACTCTTTCTGTCCATGTTTTACAGTCTTCTGCTACTCTCGCAGTGCTTCTAATAATTTTTACAACTAAATCTTTAAGGTCATTTGGATTTTTAGGAATTGAACCTATAACAGCTCGTCCAATTTCATCCGCAATACCTCTAGCAGTTTCAATTGTTTCTTCAGTAATTTCTTCGCCTGTAGCTTCGGCTTCGTCTAAGATTTCTTGAAAAATATCTCGCTCGCCTTCAGGCTCCGGCTCCGGCTCTGGCTCGGGTTCCGGTTCCGGCTCCGGTTCGGGCTCCGGTTCAGGTTCGGGCTCTGGTTCAGGCTCTGGTTCAGGCTCTGGTTCGGGCTCCGGTTCTGGTTCCGGTTCCGGTTCTGGTTCAGGTTCTGGCTCGGGAGCTGGAGACTCTCCACATTCAGTCGGGTTTAACGCCGCATAAATTGGATCGTCACAATCATCTTTTGTTGGCTCTGGCTCAGGCTCAGGTTCGGGTTCTGGCTCAGGCTCCGGCTCGGGCTCCGGCTCGGGTTCAGGTTCGGGTTCGGGTTCAGGTTCTGGAAGTGGAGGCTCTCCGCACTCAACTGGATTTAAAGCCGCATATATAGGGTCTTTACAGGGATCTTCTTCAGGATCCTCTGTGGGTTCTGGTTCTGGTTCAGGTTCCGGTTCCGGTTCTGGTTCAGGTTCGGGTTCTGGTTCTGGCTCCGGCTGAGGCTCTGGCTCTGGCTCCGGTTCTGGCTCCGGTTCTGGCTGGGGTTCGGGTTCCGGCTCTGGATAATTTTCATCAAGCCAATCATCAATTTCACCAGTGCCTGATCCTAAAATATCAACAACAATGTCATAGATATCGTGATAATCATCTGCATCGTTTGGATCTAAACCCTCAAGAGCATCTAAAATTCTTGGGTCTAAATTATCTGGAACTTGTCCTGTTTCAGCTATCTCAGCTAAAACATCCAAGAGTTCTTGAGCTTGTTCTCTATCTCCACGCCAGCCAGGGAGACGCTCTCTAATAGCGTTTAGTGTTCTTTGGTTATACAGACGCTGTGCTTGCGCTTCTTCTTCTTCTGTTAACTCCCTTCCAATGTTATTTACTAAAGCTCGTAGATAATCCAAAAGAGATGCTCTTGAAGGAGGGCCGCTAGTTCCACCAGCACCACCATCAGCACCAAAATGACGCTCGACAAATAAACGCCAAACGTCATTCATTGACTGTTCAAAGCTGTCTCTTTGTCTTTGCACCATTTACTTTTCCCTCGACACGCCTTTGGTCTTTTCATACGAGCGCATTGCCCCAAGGCCAAGCATTCCCATTAAGACCGGCATCATAGTCTCTAAGTCAATTAGAGGGATGATGACTTCAATGTTTAAAAGAGCTAAAACAAAGTTAGTAAAGGGTATAACCATGAAGTTGCCAGTCATACCTAGCACACAGCACCAGCCTACCGCTGGTCTCCAGCCAGAAACAAAAAGCGACTTATGTGCCGCTTCTACTTTATTGATCTCTAATTGAGCCTTGGCTAGTTCTTGGGCGTGTCGTTCAGCCATCGTTGACAGTTCATGTGCCAACTTAGCCTTTTGATCTTTGTCCTCAATGAACTTATCAAGGAGACCCGTTACTGGGCCAATCAATGTTTCAATCATGCAAGGTACTCCGCACCTTTAAGCACACCCACAATTAACACGCTGTTAGCAAGAATCATGCGCTCAAGTCTTTTGAACTGTAAGCCGCCATCGTCTAGTCTTTTTTCGATACGATCTAGCCGATCATCAATAGACTTACGAAGAATCTCACACTCTGCCTGATGTATGTCGATACGCTTTAATGCCTCTTCTGCTGGTGTCATTTAACCACTCGCTATAAATACTGCTGTGCCAATAACAATTGCGATAGCTACTAAACTTAAAAATCCTGCTAGTAACTGTTCTCGTAATTCTTCTTGGCGATACACTGTGTCCTGTCGCTCTTTAATAATTTGCTTGCGGATATCTCTAAACTCAAGCAACCCTTGTTTACCGTAGGCCATTCCGATGATGGCAAATAGCTCTTTCTGTTGAGCCTCCATCTTCTTCTTAGCCGCAAACGCCTTAACGGCCTCTGCTTCTACGCTTCTGCTAAACACTACCCTTTTAAAGGGATTTACGTTTTTAGCTTTTTTCTCGGCATACAGTATGTCTGAAGCATGACCGTACCATGTGCCTATCTGCATCATTGTATCTTCAGCAGACTTTCCGACTTCTACCATTGCCTTCACCATCGTAAAGGCTTTAGTTGCTCCAGCGATGGCAGTTACCGGATCAATCATCTTTAAATCTCACATACGGTGGACAGTCATAAATTCCCTGGACATACCACCGATAACGCTTATCTGATTCTGTGTGGAGTTCCCTGTATTCGCATACTGTGTGGTAAACGACTCGTCTGCCTATGTATGCTGAAGTACCTCCCTCTAACACCAGAACCAAAACAAGAGTTTTTACCAAGGCTTACCATCAGCAGACACAGGATTCTTCTGTGCTTCGATGTTAGCCGTTAGTGCCGTTTCAGTAGCACTCTGGTCTACCTCTGCGTGTACCCAGCCCATAACAACTTCTTCTGTTAGGTCGTTGTAAGCAACAAAGTCATCAGCATCAGCGTCAGGTGTAAAGCCACACGTGCCGTATGCAGAGGCAGAGTAGTCTCCGTCTACTTCAGTAACACGCCAGTGCGCTACGGTTACACCGCCGTCTGCCACGTTACGCTCAAGGTTAGCTATAGTCCATGTAGCCATTAGTTTTCTCCTAGTTAAATAGCGGCGATGATGAAAGCAAGTAGCTCAGAGTAACGCACACCCATTCGTGTACGCTCTTCACCAGTTTCTTCATCAGTCCATGTAGTGTTAATAAACATTGCGTAGCGTCCAGCGTCTAAGCCTTCAGCAGTAAACGCATCCTGTAGGTCTTGAGCAATGATGCCAAAGTGGATGCGGGCGTCGTCACCTTTTTGTTCTACCATATCAATCCAGCGGAACTTACGTAGCAAACCTTTAGCCGCTACAGCGACACGTTGCTCTGCGTCAGATAGTGCTTCAATGTCTTGCTTTTCGTTACGGTCAGAAGTTTGGATAGTGCCATTAGTAGCGTAAATGTCTTGGAATCTATCGTTACCGTCTCCTAAATCTATTGTTCCGTCTTGTATGGTGCCGTCTGTCCCTCTTGGCAATATTTTAGGGCCAGAACTTACAAATTTTAATCCAACACTACTTCCGTCTCCTACACTAAGACTACTTCCATCAACAGCGCCTACGTAAGCAAAGCCTGACAGGTAAAGGTCTTTGAATCTTCTAAGCGAAGCACCAAGGTCAACAGCCCCATTTGATGCTCCGCCAGTGACTGTGGACATAGGCTGAAGAGCATCGCCAGTGCTATTAAACTCAAGAAATACGTCACCACCTCCTACAGCTAAATGTCCACCAACAGTACCAATACTACCGACTGGTGTGCCGTTTTTCTTAAATATAGCAATGTCACCATCTGTTGATGTTCTGTTTAACGCTATAGCGGCATCACTGGTGTTAGAGGCAAGCATAATACCGCCAGAACCTAAGACAATGCCTTCAGATGTGCCTGTTGTTGGGTTCGTATCAGTAGTCCCAACCAACAAGTTGCCGCCGGAGTCGATGCGCATGCGTTCTGCATAAGTGCCGCCATTGTTGTCAGCGAACACTAGACCGCCAGTAGCTCCTGCACCTTTGTTAAATGCAATTATTGACTCGCCTTGGCCGCTAGATTTGTTCCAACCTATAGCAATACCACCTGTTGTAGAATCAGGAGTAACACCTGCAACATTAGGGCCAATGTAAGCGTATTCGCCACCGTAGACATGTAGCGGGCCTTGAGGCGAAGTCGTACCAATCCCGACTTGGCCGCTAGAGTCGATGCGCATGGCTTCCTGCAAGTTGTTAACTTGGAAGGCCATTGAGTCGCTTGAGTTGTCGTAAGTAACTTTACCTCGACTAAAATCTGTAGCATCTCCAAACAACAATGAGGCAACACCAGAGTCTGACGACTGAAGTGTCATTTCACAGTTACCAGAAGTATTAGCTATGTGTAGCTTTTGGCTAGACTGTGGACTGCTAGTACCAATACCGACGTTTCCGCTTGCATCTACAGTGGCTCTTACAGCACCACCAGCATATAAACCTAACGTATCTCCTGTAGCGCCAATACCTACCCTTGCACTGTTGGTTGTATTTGCGTCCATTAATGAAAGTCTAGATGCAATTGCGCTAGTGCTTTCAATCAAGGCTCCAATTTGGACGCCAGCACTGTTGACATGAAGGGTTCTTTCTGGTGCAGTTTCGCCAATACCTAAAGACTCCGCAGACGCATCCCAGAACAACTTCGCAGTCGTTCCTGTATCCTCAAACAGAGATACATCGCCATTGTTGGCAATACGCAAACGCGCTGTGTCTGAAGTACTTTCAGTAATATAAAAATCACCAGAGCCGTTGTTATTGCTATCCATTCTAATAATTGCGTGATTATCACTGTCTAGTAGCAAGCTATTAGTAAGGCTAGCAGTATTAGAAATAGTTGCGTCAATCGTGTCTAGTCTCGCGCCAACACCTGCTGTATTAGACTCAACAAATACGCCACCTGTACCTGCATCAGACCCATCAGCAGTCACAGTACCCATTACGTCGATGCCTGTGGAGGTGGTGGCTAGTTTTTCAGAGTTGTCATAGTAGAGCTTTACGCCACCGTTAGCATTAGCGGCCAAGTATTTTTCTTGAGCAGTACTTTGAATTTCAAGATTAGTACCACGAAGATAAAGATTGCCTGTTCCAGAGTCTTCAATAAAGCTGTGATTACCATTGTGGTAAATCTGTAGGTCAGAGCCAGCACCGAAGATAGCCTTACGGTTATCAGCAAAGGTTACGTCCACACCGGGATTAGTACCTACTTCAATAACAGTACCGCCTGAGTCTTCTGTGTACAGGCGCTTGTTGGTCAGATCTAATGCGGGTTCACCTTGAGCAAGATCACCAGCCGTAGGAGCGCCAGAGCCGTTCTTAAGTTTAATCGTGGTCATTAATAAGTTCCCCCGTCAATCGTTGACAGTGTAGTTGCAATGGATGTTGTACCAGAGCCTGTGATAGCTCCAGTCAGGGTAATCGTTTGGTTGGCCGTTAGATAGCCTGAGTCGTTAGTTAGGACAGATATGTTGTCTCCGCTCTGCAAT